CGCAACACCACCCCCAAAGTCTTCTGATGCAGATGCCTTAGTTCCTGCCAATGGAGCTCCGTCTTCAAGTTTTTGTACATTATTTAAATAACATCCTATTCCCTTTTTTCCAGCACTGAAATATGGAGCAAAATTTACCGAAAGCCTACCATACATACCCGAGTAAATTTCTGTTGCACTCATGATAGGCTGTAAGTCCGGTCCTACTATCTCAGGTCTTTGTCTTGTTGGATCCGCATTCGTTGATGCTGTAAATACCCAGCACCCCTTGCATTCCTCCCCAAAAGGTGAACCGTCGGCTCTTGCCCCGTCACCGTCATGAATTGGATTAGGCACCACTGGAGGGACTACTCCGTTCCATTTTCCATTTCTGCCCTCTTCTATAGCCTGTGCTATAGCTGTATCAATAGCCTGCTTTGTCTGTATATCAGTCTTCGGTAACAGTGCTGTTACGCTGTATTTACTGTTTCCGTTTAAGTCGTTTCTTGGGTTTAAAAGTGCCACATAACTAAATCTTACTTTTCCTGTTATTACTTTACTCATTTGATGATTCCTCCTTGAATTCGTCTGCTGCTTTTATCTTAATTGATTCTCTTTTATCGCTATCAGGTACCAATGTCGGCTTACCTGTACTAGTCGTTACCATATCGCCTACGAGGGCGTTAAATTCTTTCTTGCCTATCTCTTTTTCAACTTGTGCCAGAGTTAGTGGGCTCTTGGTCCACAATATTTCTTCACTTACTCCACTGCTCGTAAGTTTTTTAAAGACCATATCCATATCAGTCCAAACCCTTGTTTTTCTTCCTTCTACGGCCTTCCATCCTGGTACATCGTTACCTTTTAGCACTTCTGATAGCGCATACTCTTCCAGGGCTTTTGCCCAACTTGCAACATCCTTTGCCGTCTGTAAGATCTGCCCGATTTCTTCACGAGACAAAAGTTCAGGCTTTTTAAAGTCAAGCTTTGCCAACTCTCTACATTTTTCAGCATGCTTTTGACATATAGGTTTAGCTTTGCAAAAACCACACCAGGGCCCCGCTTTTTGTTCTCCTAGTCCCATATAAGCCATTTTCACTGTCGGCCTTATGCTCTCTCCCCAGGCTTTTAACTCCTGCACATTTGTCGTAAATGTTCCGCCGCCGTTTTTATTTCTTGGCTGGAAGATATGCATATGTATGGATTGAATGTCGTAGAATAGCTCATATTCTCCTACTGCCCCAAGTGCATATAGTTTTAACTGCGGATTATCCTCCGCACTAACCGGGACATTTTTCCCGTACTTCAGGTCTATTATGTGCAGATCATTCCCCGATATTATTATGCAATCGGCTGTACCAAGACCCTCGGGTATATATGTGGATAAGTTAAGTTTTACCTCAACAGCTATGTACGGTTTTTGGGTGTACGAAAGCATTATTTCCCTTATGTACTCCGCATATTCATCCGTAAGAGCGTCCATTTCTTTTTGGTACATACTATTGTTAGTAAAATCTTTAAGTATCTTGTTGAAAGACCTTTTCGGTAACGGATCTATAAGCATATTTCTTACTTTAGCCTCTGCTATTGCGTGCGCCAGAGTACCTTCTTTTGCACTATCTGACGGCCTATCTTCGAAACTCTCTTCGAGCCTCGCACTAGGTGGGCACTCAAGCCACCTGTGCGCCCCCGATGCACTTAATAATGCGTGTTTTGGCATTAAAGTTTTACCCCCATTTTTTGCAACTCTGCTGCAATCACAGGAAGTTGTGACGGCTGTAATTGAGTAAGTGCTGCCACCCCAAATTTTGCTAAAAGCTGTTGGAATTCCCCAAGTCTTCCAGCATCTTTGAGTTGAATTGCCCCGACAGCTATCTGATCAATAGAATATGTAGGCATTTGAGTAGGTACCTGTGGCGTAACTGGTACCT